TGAGGTGCAACCTCAATTGTTTCTGCTGTAGCTTTTTTAGCCATAATATAATATAATTAAATAGTTTAAAATTGTGACAATAGCCATAGTATATAACTAGTAAGGGGCTAATGTCATATAAAAGTAATAATTACCCCCGTCATTTCAACGAGGGTAAGAATTACATTAATTTACTTTACACTGCAGTAAAAATAACAAAATTGTTAGCAGCTTGAGTAACTAAACATCTTTCAGATAAGAAGTTAACTTGCATCGCATCTAAGTCAGATGTGAAAGCACCTCCTGCTGAACCAGTCAACCAAGACTTCATACGACGATCATCAGCTTGAGAAGCTCTGTATCGTACGTGTAAGAATGGACGTCTGATGTTTGTACCTAATACTTGATCGTATACTGTTGAAGTTCCAGCTGGAATTAAAACACCTTCAATAGCAGCAGTGTTTGTGAACCCACCACGTGTTGAAGCATCGTTTAAGTATTTCCAGTCAGTCTTATAAAAGTCGTAAGATCCTCTACGGAAACCGCTAAATCCAAGATTTAAAGCCATGTCCTCAGAGTTTTCAAACAATCCATAAGCAGTACCACCATCAGCTCCAGAAGAAAGACCAGCAAGCATATCGTCAAAGGCTAAAGTCATATCTCTGTTTAAGAATAACATGTTTTCTTCAATAGCTCCTTGAGTGTCTAAGTTTCTTAAGATATCGTCAAAATCATCTACAGTACCTGCTGTCGGAGCAAATCCTACCATCTCATTACCTCTATCTTTGATAGCTGCAAAAAGACCTTGAGTACCTTTTTTCGAGCTAGCTGTTAAAGCGGCAGAACCTGCAGCAGCAATTTCACCTTCAACTACAGACATTTCTAAGTAATCCTCAAAACGTAAACGAGTTTCAGATTCAGCTTTTAAATACCATAAGTATCCAGAAGATCCGTCTTCAGTAGCAATCTCAACCCAACCGATCTGAGCCATGTCAGAACCATTTACTTGGTACTGGCTTCTAATGATAATTGGAGTGTTAGAGTAAGAAGTAAAAGCTGGCTGAATGCTGTTGTAGTTAGGAGTTTGTGATCCTTTGTCATATTCAGAACCATAAACGAATACTTTAACGGTTCCTACTAATCCAGCAGCAGTTAAATCAGTAGAAGTATAAGGCTCTACTACGATGTTACCACCAAGACCAGTTGTACTAGCGCTAACGTAACATTTAGCTTCAGCTCCGTTATCATCTAAAACAACTACAGTGTCACCAACAGAAATAACGTTAGTGTCAGCTGCAAGAACTGTGATAGTAGAAACAGCTGGTGGTCCAGCTGCTACTGCAAAAGTAGCACTGTCATAAGCTACGTGTAATCTATTTTGTTCAGACCAAATAACTTGATCAGATGTCATAGGCATTTCAGCGCCTACCATTCGTAAGAATCCAGAAAGTGTACGGTTTCCGTAACGCTCTACTTCTTGCTCATAAATCTCAGGAAGATATTGTTGAGCAAAAGAACTAAAGTCAGCTCCAGCTGGATCGTTAAATTGTAAATAATTGGTATCCAACGTCTGTTGTTTTTGAGACGGCTGGATTGAACCAAATTGTGGGGTTAATGATGTTGCCATAATTTTTTAATTTTAGTTTTTAAATTTTTTTATTCTTAGTTTTGTAGAATCAGCACCTGAAATAGCTCTAACCTTAAATCCGTTTACAAATACATCTCCCTGAGTTGATCTAGCTTTAGTATCACTTAGGTTTTTAGATTTATTTACAACTTCTTTAACGGCTTCAGCTTTTCCTTGCTCATAGAAATGAGCGGCAATCTTATCTACGTTTTCAGCGGCATAAATAGCTTTGTGATAACCAATGGGGTCAACAACGTCACCATTACTGCCTAGGAACTTCCCGACAAGGTTTGTTATGTTTGATTGGTTCTCTGCAACTTTATTAGCGTTCTGTATTTTATACCTAAATTTCTTTTCACCAACATTAATATCGAAACCTTCGAAATCATCAGTAAAAAGCTTTTTGGTATTTTCCTTAAAAGCTTGGTGTTGTTGCTTAGCTACTTCTTGCTGCTTATTATATCTATTGAAAAAGTCTATTGCTTGTTTAGCTTCAGGGTTTACATTTGATCTCAACTTGATTTCATCGTAATATTTAACCTTGGTTTCTTCTAAAAAGCCTTTGGCTTTTGCAACTTCTTCTTTAAACGCAAGTTTTTTCTTACGTATATCTCTATCCTCGTCTAGATCTTCGTCGTAATCAAAGTCTTCTAATAATAACTCTACATCTGAATTATCTAGATAAGGTTTATTTTTTTTGTAATATTCTTTTAATAATGTTTTATCATCTACATTAGAGTAATCCGCGTTGAGTCTTGTATAGTCTTCAATCGTTCCACCAGTCTCTTCCATAAAGCTAACCAGCTTTTCAATGTTTTCTGGTAATTGCTTACCTAAAACTTTTTCATCTCTTATAGCTTCTTTTAACTCTTGTTCAGTCTCTATTACCTCCTCAATGATTTGGATTGGAGATTCTTCTACTGTTTTTTCGGTGGTCCGTACTTCTTCAACCACTGTTTCGCTGTTGCTACTGTCTTTGGGTTCTTCGACAACAGCATTGCTATCATTTGTCTCTTGTGCTTGAACGGCATTTTTTTCTTCTTTTGGAATTACCACTTTAGTTACATCTGGTACAACCTCGCCTTGTGCTTCTGGTTTTGTTAGATCTACTTTGGTAATTTCTTCGTTTTTGACTAACTTTTTTGGTGTTTTTTTATTTCTACCTTTTAAGGTAAATTCACCTTCTTGTTTTGTTTCTACTGACATAATATAATATAATTAAATAATTGTTTACTTTATAAAAAAGCAGTTGGCTCCACATCTGCTGTGGATTCAAAGTTTATTGAAGGTCCATCGTTTTGTCTTTGACTTATCATTTTACTTTGCTGCGTGCCCTCCATTTTAATACGCTTGTCTTTTCTATCTTCTTTAACCACATCTTTTTGGTTAATAGATTGCGTATCTATTTGTTTAAGCTGCATATCGTACTGGAATTGTTGCTGCATTTTTTGCATTTCTATTTGAGAAGCTATCTGCATACGCTGTATTTCCAATTGACTTTTAGCTTGTTCAAATTGAACTTTTGAACCACTAATAGCTTCTTGTTTTTGAACTTCCGCCATTGCTGTTTTTTCTGCAGTACTAGCTTGAGCGTCAGCTTGCGCTTGTATGTTAGATTGCTGCACTAACATATCTTGCTCCTGCTTTTGCTTACGCTTAATTTTAAGCATTTGATTAGCAAGCTTAAGGTTTTTGATCTGTCTAAGATCAATAGCGTCTTCAAGATCTATACCGCCTTGTTGTATAGAAGCTTGTATATTAGCCTCTAATTGAGCTTGCTCTTCTTCGTCTGGATCTAACTCTAAGAATATACCAAAATCATGCAGATTTAATTCAACTATTTCGTCTAAAGTTTTAATGTTATAAGTCGATATGGAGTTTTTCAAAGAATTCCTAGTTAAAGGAAACTCTAATGCGTCAGCTATTTTTAACGCTATGTTTTCAGCTGTATTTAACGTTAAGTATAAGCTAGACTGAGTTATGTGTCTAGTGGCTACGTTCGAAGCGTTAGCGGCCAATTTTTGTAAGCCCACCAGTGTATTTCTATCAGGTAAACTACCATCTCTAGCTTCGTTTAACCCTGTTACATCGCGTATCATTTGTAAATAGTATTGATACGTTTGTATTAAAGATGCTATTTTAGCATTACCTCCAGAGCTGTTTAACTCTTGAACAGGTATTTTACCAGCGTTCATTTCACCGTCTTGTGTTAACGACCTACCAACAACACTACCTGTTTGAAAATACATGTTTAAAGCCTCGGCTGGATTATAATTCGTGCCATTACCTAAATCAACCTCCGCTAATCCGTCCATGTCTAAATAAACACCATCTGGTACCATTCTAGATATGACCTGCTGAAGTTTTAAATGCGTTATTTGAATCATATCTGCAAAACCAGTACATTTACCAACAAGAGACTCAATGCGTCCCTTATAGATTCTAGGTGCACATATAGAATAATTCATACGCACTTTAGTAGTATCAGCCATTGGTCTTGACATATTCTCTGCTAATTCCCACTTAAGCATGGTTTCAGTCCCTAAAACCTTTACACCACTGTACAAAACCTCTATAGATCTTGAAACTCTTTCAAACATGTCACTTTCTGGTGGGTTAAAAGAGTCTGGTTTTTCTATAGCTTTTAATAAACCTTGATCTGTTTGTTTTATTTTAAACGTTTGGTTTTGGTATGTTTTATATTCAAAGTACAATAATTGCACTGTATTATTATCGTAGTTACCGTAACCTTGTATATATGATTTATTACCAGGCATTTTTTCAATTAATTCTAACTCTTCTTGTGAAGTATTAGGAAACTCTTTTTTAAGCTCTGGTATTGTAACAGATTTTACTTCGCCTACATAATATATGTCTTCAAAGTTAGGATCTTCCGTGTACGAGTAAACCATGTAAGCTGGATCAACATAATCAACAACTATTCCTTCAGATGTATTAAAACTAGTCTTAACTGCAGAAATACCTAAAACGGCTAAATCCATATTAAGTCTACGTCTAGTTAGATCGTATTTGTTTTTAGCTAAAACAGTTGATATAGCTTCTTCTTGAGCTATTTCAATTGACTGCTTGTAACTAAGTTGCATATGCAGTTCTAAGTCTTCCTTTGTCTCTGGCACAACACCTGGGCTTGGTGATTGATAGTCGTCAATACCTAGCGTCTGCTTTAGATTTTCTAAATACTCTTTAGCTAGCATGTCTTCATGAAGCTTAGAAGCGTAATCAGTTCTTTTCTTTACAGAAGAAGGGTCTTGCGCGTAAGCTTTTATATCGTAAGACTTTTGCGATATACCATTAACCACAATGTCAACAAATTTAGACAAAATGGGTACCGGAGTCCAGTCTAAGTTTAAATAAGACAAATCGCCATTTATAGACAACTCATCTTTATATTTTTGTGTACTTTGCTCTCCTCTAGCGTATAGTCTTAATTGGTTAAAATTATTCCAATTAGTTAAATATCTATTCCCTGTAGTTCTACCTTGACTAAACCACTCTCCTTCTATAGCCTGAGCAACTTGCTTGCCATATTTCAAGCTAGCTTTTTCTAAATCACCGACCACTTGGCTAGGGAAAGCACTTCTAGTATTAGTATATATATTCATTTAACTTTTTATTTTAGACGTAAGTCCTGTATTGTCGTATCTTTTTATACCTAAATTAACCGCGTTGGTTTTTAAAGGCGCACTCGGCGTGTATCTATGTTTATTACAAGCCATAATAGCTAAACCAGAACTAATAGAAGCATCATGCTTTGTTCTGTTGTTTATGTTAAATCTAGCCCAGTCTTCCAGTGTTCTTTGGAAAAACATATCACCATAACCTGTTTCTTTTAATCCCACAAAACTTTCTATGTAAGTTTCAATAGCAGCAGCGTGTGCTTGCTTTATATCTTCACTAGAGTTTGGTATTCCACCTAACTCTTTCTCTGTTACTGATAATTTATTATACTTTCTATCTGGTCTGTTTATAGAGAACTTTCTATAACCTCTTCTTTTAAAATGATATAATAATCTAGGTTTATTATTCTCTGCTAGTATTGGCATTCCGTAAAAAACACAAGCCATTAAAACATCTTCAAAAAATATCTCAGCGGTTTGAGGTCTAGCTATATATTCTAAAAAGAAATGATTTGGAGGCACGTCCTCCATGCTAAACTTAGTTAAACCATGCAAAGATCCATTAGAACCTCTTTTATCAACTGTACCTGATATATCGTAACTATCACATCCAAAAGCTCCACAATGTTCATTGCCTGGATATTTTAAACCACCTTTTATTATTACACGATTTTGGAGATTTAAAGGTGGAATCCAAGAAACTCTGAATCTACCACTTTTATTTGGTACAAATATAACTTTCGTATCTTTCTCTCCGTTTTGCCATTGAAAGCTTCCTTGAGTAACGTTAATGGAGTTTTTTAAATCCTCATTAAAATCTATTTGCTCGTATATCTTTGTCAAGTTAAATAGAGATTGTTTTGATTCATCTCTAAACGCGTGCTTTGTTGTACGTGGAAACTGTCTGTAAAATTCATTTAAACTGTCTTGATCAGACTTTAAACCTTCCACTTCATTATCCCAATACTCTATTACGCCTTGTGTTATTTTTGTTCCGTGTGGATCTTCAACCCCTTTTTTTGGTGTGTTGAATACAGGAAAGCCATAAGAATCAATGTATCCTTCGTAGTTCCATTCCATAGGTATGAACAAAGAATAGAGTCCTGAGCGTGTCTGTCCATTGGCGTTTCTTTG